AGGCGGTGACCGTGGAGTGCACTGGCGACACCTACGCCTACTGAGCGATGGCCCAGCGCTTGATCAGGCTGCCGTGGCAGCAGCAGCCGCAGGAGGTCGTACTGCGCCCATCGGAGCAGTACGCCGACCTGCACGCTGGCTGGCTTGGCAGTCAGCCGGGCGTCCTCGTCGGCGCCGCTGGTGCCGCGTGGAGTCGCGTCGGCTCTCCGATCATCGAGCCCAGCCGCGCCGGCCTTGCGTCGCGCGCGGCGTCTTACAGCACGGCTGCGTACTACACCGGCCCATCGATCAGCGGCGCATCGCTTGCCTGGCCCGGCATCACAGTCGTCGCGGTGCTGCCCGCCTTTGTCAGCGTCGGCTCGGACTTTCCTGCCGCCGTGTGCATCGCCCCGACCGGAGAGTATTACGGCGTCGGGACGCTCTCTTTTCAGATCAGCGGGTACAACACCATCCTTTGGCGGGTCGGGGATAGCGGCAACTATTTGAGCGCCACGGCCTACAACAACACCGCGCTGAGCCACGAGTGGGCCGCGGGCGAAGACCTGGTGATCGTCGCGCGCTGGGACAAGACGACGGCCAAGCTCGCGGTCAGCCGCAACGGCAGCATCATGCGCAACAGCGCCAGCCACAGCTACGGCTGGCGCAGCGGCACGAACCTGATGCAGATCGGCGGCTACGTGCGCAGCGGCAACCGCATGCTCGTGTCGCCGCTGGCGATGGCGGCGGTGCTGCCGCGCGATGTCGGAGATCGGGCGGAGAGCGAGCTGCTCGACAACCCCTGGGGCCTGTTCGAGCCCCAGCGCATCTGGGTGCCGGTGTCGGCGGGCGGCAGCGACGCGACGATCGCCGGCGCCACCACCTCGGCCACCGCGTCGCTGATCGCCGGCAGCCTCACTGCAGGCTCCGCGATTGCCGGCCAGACCTTGGCCGCTGCCGCGTCGCTGCTTCCCGGGCAACTGGTGGCCGGCGCGCAACTCGCCGGCCAGACCTTGGCCGCGAGCGCTTCGCTCGTGCCCGGCGACCTGCGGGCTGGCTCGACGATCGCCGGCACCACGCTCGCCGCCGGCGCATCGCTGCTGCCGGGTTCACTCATCGGGCAGGGCGACGCGACGATCAGCGGCGCCACGCTGTCGGCGGCTGCGACGCTGATCCCCGGCGCGCTGTCGTCCAGCGGCAATGCCCAGACGATCGCCGGCGCCACGATGAGCGTCACCTCCAGCATCATCGTCGGCAACCTGCTGGCCGGCGCCACGCTGCCCGGCCAGGTGGTGGGCGCGTCGGCCATCCTGGTGCCTGGCGTGCTGTTCGATGCGTCCGCCGCCGGCGGCCTGCGCCAGGCGCGGCTGCACGTCGGGATCGGCCTGCGCATCTGACCCGTGTCCTTGCGTTGGGGTGGTGTTCGCAGAATGCCGGTACCTGCCATGGATGACGAAGACCTCGCGCACGAAGCGGCCCAGGCCGAAAAGGCCCGGCTCCGCGCCCGCGAGGTCGAAGATCTGAAGTGGCTGGCCGGACACCCGCAGGGCCGCCGCATCGCATGGCGTCTGCTGGAGCTGGCCGGGGTGTACCGCACCACGTTCAACACCAACGCGATGACGATGGCGGCGAACGAGGGCAAGCGGTCCCTTGGCCTGTTCCTGTTGGACGAGCTGTTGCTGGCGTCCCCCGAGGTGCTGACGCGGATGATGCAGGAGCATCGTGAATGACCACGACGACGCAGGACACCGGCACAACGACCCAGGCCGCCGGGGGAGAGCAGGGCACGACCACTGCAGCCGCACCCAACCAGGGCGCGACCGAGGGCACGCAGGCGGCGGCCGGCGACAACACCACGCAGCAGACCACCGGGCAACCCGCGGCCAAGGCCGATGACAAGCCCGGCGAGCAGCAGGGTGATGCCGCAGCCATCGACTACGAGGTCAAGGCCCCCGACGGCATCGAACTGGACACCGCCTCGGTGGACCAGTTCAAGGCCATCGCCCAGGAACTGAAGCTGCCCAAGGAAGCTGCCGAGAAGATCGCCGGCATCGCCATCCAGCGCGAGGTCGCGCGACGTGAGGCCTTCCAGCAGCAGGTGCAGGACTGGCACGACGCGACCACCGCCGACCCGGAACTCGGCAAGGCCGAGAACCAGGCCACGGCGCGCAAGGCCATCGACACCTTCGGCACGCCCGAGTTGAAGGCCATGCTCAACGCCAGCGGGCTGGGCAACCACCCCGAGGTCGTACGCATGGCCCTGAAGGTCGGGAAGCTCATCTCCGAAGACACGATCGAGCAGACGAACCGCTCGGCCACTGCGCCGGCGCAGTCGTTGGCCGATCGGTTGTATCCAACCACAGCAACCGCCTGACACCGAGGAATCGAAAATGGCTGTTCTCGCTACCGGTCAACTGACCCTGTTGGACTGGGCCAAGCGGCAGGACCCCAACGGGTCCACGGCCGCCGTCGCCGAAGTCCTGTCCCAGACGAACGACATCCTGGAGGATGCGGTGTTCATGGAGGGCAACCTGCCCACCGGCCACCGCGTCACGATCCGCACCGGGCTGCCCACCGTCTACTGGCGCGCGCTGAACCAGGGCGTGCCCACCAGCAAGTCCACCACGGCGCAGGTCGACGAGGCCTGCGGCATGATGGAGGCGCGCTCGCACGTCGATGCCAAGCTGGCCCAGCTCAACGGCAACACCGCCTCTTTCCGCCTGTCCGAGGATCGCGCCTTCATCGAGGCGATGAACCAGCAGCAGGCGCAGACGCTGTTCTTCGGCAACCCCGGCACCGACCCGAAACAGTACCTCGGCCTGGCGTCGCGGTACTCGCTGGGCCCGGTGTCGAACACCGTTTCCGGCCAGAACGTGCTGCTGGCCGGCGGCGGCACGAACGGCGCCGCGTCGGGCTCCGACAATGCCTCGATCTACCTGGTGGTCTGGGGCGAAGACACGGTGTTCTGCCCCTTCCCCAAGGGCTCCACGGCTGGCCTGAAGCACCGCGACCTGGGCGAGGAGGCCGTCAGCGACGGCAACGGCGGCTTCTACCAGGCGTTGCGCACGCTGTTCCAGTGGGACAGCGGGCTGGTGGTGCGCGACTGGCGCTACGTGGTGCGCATCGCCAACATCGATGTGAGCGACTGGCTCGGCGTGACCGGCACCCAGGCTCCGACGGCGGGCACCAACGCCATCAAGATGATGAGCCGGGCGCTCGACCGCATCCCCAACTTCAGCCTGGGCCGGGCGGCGTTCTACATGAACCGCTCGCTGTACAGCGGCTTGCGCCTGCAGGCGCTGGAGCGCAGCCAGAACGTGCTGACCATCGACAAGGCGCTGACGCAGTTCGGCACGTCGGCCAACTGGCTGTCGTTCCAAGGCGTGCCGCTGCGCAAGGTCGATGCAATGGGCATCGCCGAAACCGGCGTCACGCCCTGAGCCCAACCCTGGAGAGACCATGATTACCGATCGTCAGAACCAAGTCTCCAGCGCGCAGGCGCTGACCACGGGCACCATCGTCGCCACCGACGCTATCGACCTCGGCGTGGCCCGCGACGTGGGCGCCGGCGAGCCGATGTATCTGGTGCTGACCGTGGACACCGCATTCAGCGGCGGCACCTCGGTCACGCCGCAGATCATCACCGGTACCGGCGTCAGCACCACGATCAACGCCGGCGTGCAGGTGCTGGGCTCTGGCCCGGCAATCCCGACGGCATCGCTGACGCAAGGCGCGATCTTCGTGCTTCCGGTGCCGCCTCGGACTCCGCAGGACCGCGGCGCGCGCTACCTCGGCGTGCAGTACGTGATGAGCGGCACCTATAGCTCCGGCGCCATCAGCGCGTCGTTCGTGAAGGACGTGCAGCACCTCAACAAGCAGTACCCGGGCGGCTTCACCGTCGTCTGAACAGGAGAGCGTCATGCCGCGATACCTGGTCCGAAAGGACACTTTCGTCAGCCACCTGGGCAAGATCGTGCGAGCCGGCGAGTTGCTGGATACCGAGTGGCCCAAGCTGCCGAAGACCGGCAAGAAGGCCGGCGAGAGCGCCGAGCCGAAGAAGATCGACGACAACCTCGAACTGGTGAGCGAGAGCGTCGCGGCGGAAGCGCCCGCCTCCGGCACCTGATCCGGGGCGCGCAGCAGCAGTTGCCGCTGTCGGGCCGCCTTCGTGCGGCCCGTTTCTTTCCTGACTCGGGACCCACATGGCCAGCGTCGCCGACATCTGCAACATCGCCCTGAGCCACATCGGCGCCGATGCGGTGGTGGTCTCGATCAGCCCGCCCGACGGCAGCGTCGAGGCCGGCCACTGCGCGCGCTTCTACAAGATCGCGCGGCAGGAGGTGATCGACGTCGCCGACTGGCAGTTCGCCAAGCACCGCGTGGTGCTGGCCGAGGTCGCCAACACCAGCAGCGTGTGGGCCTACGCCTACGCCCTGCCGTCCGACATGGTGACGGCCTTGCGCGTGCTGGACAGCAGCGCCATCAGCGAGCGCGCCGGCGCCGACTACGAGATCGAGGGCGAGGTGATCCGCACCAACGAGCCGGCCGCCACGCTGCTCTACAAGCGCGACATCACCGACACCACCAAGTTCCCGCCTGGCTTCGTCACCGCCTGCGGCAAGGTGCTGGCGGGCTACCTGGCCGGCCCGATCATCAAGGGCATGGACGGCGCCAAGGTGGGCGCGCAGTGGCTGCAGATCGGCCACGACGAGGCCCGCGCCGCGGCGGCGCGCGAAGCGCGGCAGTCCAAGGACAGCGAGCCGTACCTGCCGACCAGCATCGCGGCCAGGGCATGAAGTCGCTGTTCCGCTCTTTCGCCGGCGGCGAGATCACGCCCGAGATGCTGGGCCGGCTGGACCTGGGCAAGTACCAGACCGGGCTGGCCCTGTGCCGCAACTTCATCACGCTGCCGCACGGGCCGGCGCAGCGCCGCCGCGGCTTCCAGTACATCGGCGAGTCGCGCGACTCCACCAAGCGCGTGCGCCTGATCCCGTTCGCCTACAGCGCCGAGCAGACCGCGGTGCTGGAGTTCAGCCACCTCGCCATCCGCATCTTCATCAACGGCGCGGCGTTGCTGGAAGCGAACAAAACCTGCACCGCCCTCGGCAGCGCCGTCACCTGCACCAGCCACGGCTACAGCACGGGCGACGACGTGTTCATCGGCGGCCGCTTCGTGCGCATCACGGTGACCAGCGCCAACAGCTTCAACGCGGCCGACCGTTGGGGCGGCACGATGAACCTCACCGGCGCCACCACCTGCGCTCGCGTCTACACGATCACCAGTCCCTATGAGGCCGGCGACCTGTTCGGGCTGCACTACGCGCAAGACAGCGACGTGCTAACCCTCGTGCACCCCGGCTACCCAGCCGCCGAGCTGCGCCGGCTGGGTGCCGTCAACTGGACGCTGACGGCGATCAGCTTCGCGCCCTCGGCTGCCGTGCCGACCGGCGTCTCTGTGACGCCAACCATCGGCACCGCTGGCAACGAGAGCCCGCAGAGCTACTGCGTGACCGCGATCGACGCGGACGGCATCACGGAATCGCTGGCCTCGGCCGTCGTCAGCGCCAGCAACAACCTGGCGGTCTCGGGCAACTACAACACGGTGGCCTGGTCGGCGGTGGCCGGGGCCAGCGCCTACAACGTGTTCAAGAGCCGCGGCGGCGCTTTCGGCTTCATCGGGCAGACCAGCAGCTTGAGCATCGTCGACGACAACGTGCTGCCCGACACCACCAAGACGCCGCCGCAGGACATCTACACCCTCAACGCCGCGGCCGACCAGTACCCGAGCGCCGTCACCTACCACGAGCAGCGCCGCTGGTTCGCCGGCAGCAACGCCAACCCGCAGACCGTCTGGGCCACGCGCAACGGCACGCAGGCCAACCTCACCAGCAGCCTGCCCAGCCAGGACGATGACGGCCTGCAGTTCCGCATCCAGGCCCGGCAGCAGAACGCCATCCGCCATCTGCTGCCGTTGTCCGACCTCATCGCGCTGACGGTCGGCGGCGAGTTCCGCATCTTCGCCGACAACGCGCCGGCCATCACCCCCAGCACGCTCAGCACCAAGAGCCAGGGCGCGTCGGGCGCCAGCAACGTGCAGCCGTGCATCACCAGCGGCTCGATCCTGTACGCCCAGGCGCAGGGATCGCGCGTGCGCGAGATGGCCTACAACTGGCAGAACAACGCCTTCGCCTCGATCGACATCTCGATCCTGGCGCCGCACCTGTTCGACGGCCACACCGTGGTGGACATGGCCTACAGCCGCGCGCCGGTGCAACTGCTGTGGTGCGTGCGCTCCGACGGCGCGCTGCTGGGCATGAGCTACGTGCCCGAGCAGCAGGTGTACGGCTGGCACCAGCACGACACGGCGGGCTTCTTCGAGAGCGTGTGCGTGGTCAGCGAAGGGCTGGAGGATGCGCTGTATGCGCTGGTGCGGCGCGAGGTCGACGGCCGCGAGGTGCGCTACATCGAGCGGCTGAAGGCGGCTTTCACGGCCGCGGCGATCGATGAAGACGAGGAAGACGAAGACCTCGACCCGCTGACGCTGCTGCAAAGCCGCTTCATCGGTGCCAGCGCCGACGACGAGAGCTACTACCACGGCGGCAGCCCGGTGCAAAATGGCGGCACGGTGGCGGAAGGCGCGTTCGTCGTCGACAACGACAACAGTGCGCACCCAGCCGTCCCGTCGATGTTGAGGTACGACATGGCGGCGCCGTTGGTGCCGGCGAACAGCCCGCTCACATTCGAGTTCATCGCAGAGTGGCAGGAGACGCCGAACGCCTCGAACATCCCGTTGGCGCGCATCAAGAATGATGCCGACAGCCCCTTCGCGGCCGCTCACAACTTCGGCTATTACGTGAACGACGGCACCATTTTGTTTGGTAGTTCCACCTACTACACGACGCCGACTCCAATGCTGGGCGACGTGCATCTTGCGCTGGTCTATTCGGCCACCGGGTTGCGCGTGTACATCGCAGGTAGCCTGGTCATCAACGTCGCCGGCGACTACCGCCCCGACGCGGGAGCGCCGAGGGCGACCCGGTCTCAAGTCGATATTGGCAATTACATCGGCTATAGCAGTGGCAAAACGCGGTTCAAGATCAAGGGCTTCCGCGTCCGCGCGACCGAGGAATACACCGGGAGCAGCTTCACGCCGCCGACCGAGATCCCGCCGCCCTGAGCCATGCCCACCCTCAACGACTTCTACGTCGACTGCGGCTCCACCTACGAGGGCCCGCCGACCGACACCATCAGCGGCCTGTGGCACCTGGAAGGCAAGACGGTGCACATCCTGGCCGACGGCGCGGTGCATCCGCCGCGCGTGGTCGAGAACGGCGCGATCGCGCTGCAGGCCGAGTACAGCCTGGTGCATGTCGGCCTGCCGTACCAGAGCGACCTGAAGACGCTGCCGGTGCTGCTGGAACTGGCCGCCAGCGGCCAGGGCATGACGAAGAACGTCAACGGCGTGGCCGTGCGCTTCGGCCGGTCCAGTGCGCTCAAGGCCGGCCCGTCGTTCGCCAAGCTCACCGAGAACCCGGACCGCAACGTCAGCGATCCCTACGACTCGGCGCCAGAGCTGCGCACCGGCACGGCCAAGTTCTCGATCGGCCCGAGCTGGAACCTGGACGGCCAGGTCTGCGTGCGGCAGGACCTGCCGCTGCCGCTGACCGTGATGGCGCTGGCGCTCGATGTGGCCCCCGGCGGTTGAGATCGTCGAGGCCAACGCCGGCCACGCGATGGCGCTGGCCAAGGCGCTGCGGCAGCAGGATCAGGCCGAGCTGGTCGCCGCCGGCGAAGGCGACGCGCTGAGCGCGATCTGGGCCGGCGTCGAGCGCTCGGACTGGGCCTTCGCGGCCATCGTCGACGGCGAGCTGGCCTGCATCTTCGGCGTCGCGCCGCTCCTGGGCGCACGCCGGCGCTGCGGCGTGCCGTGGATGCTGGGCACGAGCGTGGTCAGCCGCCGGCGTCGTGTCCTTGCCCGGTTGGCCCCAGCCTACATTGGCCGCATGCTGCTGGCCTACCCGCGCCTGTTCAACACCGTGCACGCCCGCAACGCGGCCGCCGTGCGCTGGCTGCGCGCCGCAGGCTTCACGGTCCACGAATCGCGGCCGCACAGCAAGACCGGCGAGCCGTTTCACCCCTTCGAGATGAGCCGATGAACGAACTGGCAGGCCTCACCAGCGGCACCGTCACCGAGCTGACGCGCGAAGCGATCATGCGCCTTGAAGCCGAGTTGCGCCTGCTGCCGCAGATCGATCCGCCGGTGCGGCACTTCTTCGCCAGCGGGCTCTACGGCCGCGAGATGTTCATGCCGGCCGGCTCGTTGGTGATCGGCGGCATCCACCTGGTGGAGCACATCTGCATGGTGCTGGGCGACGTGTCGGTGTTCACCGCCGGCCAGGGCCTGGTGCGCATCAGCGGGTGCGAGACGTTCGTGTCGCCGGCGGGCGCCAAGCGCGCGCTGATGGCCCACGCTGGCACCTGGTTCACCACCATCCACGCCAACCACGACGATGAGCGCGACATCGCGGTGCTGGAGGCGCGGTTCATCGCGCCGAGCTTCGAGGCGCTGGATGCAGCGCGGGGGACTGTGCAATGAGCTACTGGGTTTCGGCTGCCTTCATCATGGCCGCGGTCACGACGGTCTACAGCATCGACCAGCAGAAGCGCACGAACAAGGCCATCGCGCACAACAACGCGATCATGAACGAGTACGCCGCGCAGGACGCCGAGCGCCGCGGCGAGAAGGACGCGCAGGACGTGCGCCGCAAGGCCGCGGCGCTGAAGGGCACGCAGCGATCGCTGATGGCCGCGCGCGGCCTGGACCTGGGCGAGGGCACCGCAGCCGAGGTGCTGGACCAGACCGACTTCTTCTCGCGCGAGGACACGGCCACCGCGCGCAGCAATGCCGCCAGGGAGGCGTGGAAATACCGCGCCGCCGGCGCACAGGGCCTGTCGGTGGCCAGCGCCCAGGCCGACCAGGCCAACGTGCAGATGTTCTCGACGCTGCTGGGCACCGGCGGCACGGTGGCGGACCGCTGGTACAAGCGCAACGGCAGCGGAGGCTGATCCTTGCCGCGCGTCCCGACCTACGACGGCCCCCAGGTCGCCGACCGCCCGCTGCAGCCGGTGCTGCAGGGCCCGATCGACGCCAGCAGCGGCACGCGCGCGCTGGGCCAGACCATCGCCGGCCTGGGCGACACGCTGGACCGCGCGCAGCGGCGCGACGCGGAGGCCGAAGCCAACACCATCGACACCGAGGTCACCGCCGGGTGGCTGGAGTGGGACGCCGCGGCGCGGCGCAAGTACCAGGGCGCCAACGCCCGCGAGTACGAGACCGAGGCCGCCAAGTGGTGGGACGACGCGCGCGCCAAGTACGGCGCCAGCGCCAGCCCGCTGGCCCGGCAGCAGGTCGGCCAGGCGCTCGGGCGCAAGCGCAACCAGGCCATGGCCTCGGTCAGCGGCCATGTGGGCACCGAACTGGAGCGCCACGCCGACCAGCAGGCCGAGGCCGCGGCGCAGACCACCATCGAGTTCGGCATCGACCAGGGCGACCCCGCCGGCGCTGCGGCGCGCGTGCGCCAGATCAGCGCCGAGAAGGGCGCGCGCAAGGGCTGGACCACCGAGCAGGTGCAGGCCGAGCAGCAGCGGCTGCTGGGCACGCTGCACCTGGCCTACATCACCCGGCTGGCCGACACCGATGCCGCCAAGGCGCGCGCCTACGCCGAGGCCAACAAGGCCGAGATCCCCGCCGCCGCGCAGGTCAGGCTCGACCAGGTGCTCAAGGGCTCCGAGGACAACCAGTTCGCCGACCAGTTCGCGGCGCGCGTGGCAGCCAAGCCGCTGGCCGACCAGCTCGCCGCGGCCGCGGAGATCCAGGACCCGCAGCGCCGCGAGAAAACGCTGCTGTCCATCCGCCAGAACCACGCCATGGTCAAGGAAGCGCAGCGCGAACGCGAGGCAGGCGCTGCTGACCAGGCTTGGCAACTCGTCGGCCAGGGCCGGCGCGTGCCCGAACTGACGCTGCTGCAGATGGACGGCCGCGCGCGCGTGCAGTTGCAGGACTACCTGCGCGAACGCGCCAAGCAGGCCGCCAGCGGCGAGAAGGTGAAGACCGACTGGGAGACCTACATCGACCTGCGCACCAAGCTGGCCGCGGGCGAGCAGGTGGACCTGCGGCCCTACACCACCAGGATCGCCGGGCCGCAGATGGAGCAGTTGCTTGACATCCAGACCAAGGCCAAGGACCCCAAGAGCCCGAAGCAGGACAGCATGTTCACCGATGAGCAGCGCATCAACAACGCGCTGCAGGGCTTGGGCATCGACCGCCACAGCAAGAACAAGGCGCAGCAGGATGCGGCGGGCCAGTTCGCGGCCGAGGTGGACCGTCGCGTGCGCGCCGAGTCGGCCGCCAAGGGCGGCAAGGACCTGACGGCCGACGAGAAGCAGCGCGTGATCGACGGCATCACCATGGACAAGGTCTACGTCGACGAGTGGGGCCGCGATCCGGAGAAGCCGCTGGCGCTGCTGACGCCGGATCAGCTCGGCAAGGCCTACGTGAAGTCGGGCGGCCGCGAGGTGAAGCTCTCCAGCGTCCCCGCCGCCGACCGCGAGGCCATCATCCGCGGCCGCCGCGCGCGCGGCCTGCCGGTGACCGAGCAGGCCATCGTCGACACCTACGTCAAAGCCGGAGGCCGCTGATGGGCAAGTACGACGCCATCCTGGACGAGGAGGCCCAGGGCGGCCAGCGCGCGCCGCTGATCGACCAACCGGCGCCCGCCGCCAAACCCGCCTCGCCTGCGGCGCCCGGCTCGCGCTTCGACGCCGTGCTCGACGCGGAGCGCGACGCCAACACCCAGTTCACGCGCACCGTGGTCGAGCAGGCTTTGCGCGGCAACCCCGACCAGGCCGCCGAGAGCCAGCGCCTGGCCAGCACCAGCGGCCTGCCGCTGCGCGTGGTGGAGCGCAACCTCGACGAGGTGCGGCGCAAGGAGGCCGCCCGCGCGCTGGACCTGGCGCGCATGGCGCAGGAATCGCCGGTGCTGGCGCGCCAGCTCGCCGACCCGGCCTTCACCACCAAGGCGGTGGATGACGTCGGCGCGCTCACGCAGGTCGAGAGGGCCGTCCGCAGCATCACCCGCTACGCGATGGGTGCCGACGTGGGCGGCGGCCTGGCGGGCGACATCGCCTTCGGCTCGCATGCGCTGCGCGCCGGCGCGGCCGGCATCTTCCGCGCCGGCGCCGAGATCCTGGCGCCGACGCTGGACTTCCTGGAGCCGGTGGCCGGCATCGGCGGCAACCCGCTGCGCCGGCTGGCCGAGGGCTTCGGCATGATCGGCGAGGACAGCAGCCGCGCGATGAAGGCGCTGGACGCCGAGCAGTTAAGCGGCAACACCGAAGCCGGATTCCGCTCAGGCATGCGCTCGGGCCTGCAGAACGTCAAGTACATCCCGCTGGCCTTCCTCGGGCCGCCGGGCTGGGCCGCCGCGCTCGGCGGCATGGTCACGGAGACCGCCGGCAACACGTACCAGGAGGACCGCGAGAAGGGTATCGGTGCCGGCCGCGCGGCACTACATGCCACGGCTGACGGCCTGGCCGAGTACGTCGGCGAGCGGTATTTCGGCGAGGTCGGGTTCTTGAAGCGCCTGGCCGCGGGCGCGCC